GCTCGTGTTTTCTTTACTACGGGTGCTTCAATTGCATACCATGTTTCACCTGGTTCATGCATAAGATGTGATTCTGCACGTACTGCTTGTTCAGCAGTTTCATAAGTACCAAGTACCTTTTTAGTACGAAGGTCTACTACGTTGTAAGTCATTTAATTATTTCGGAGGACAATTTGGTCTAGTTTGTTTTCAATACGCACCATATGATCTTCCATACGCTGAACCATGGTTGATAGATCAGCTTTAGATACATAGTCCTGAGCCACGCTAAGTTCAATAGCGTCGATACGTCTGTCAAGACCACTAATGCGATCATGTACATTATTTATTCGATTGTGTAATCTGTTATTCAGAGTTGCGCCACCTGCTACTAAAGCAATGACAGCAGCGACTATTGCTTCCATTATTTAAGGGATACGATTGGTACGATGTCATGGCAAAGCATTTCGACACGACTGCCAGGTCTAAAAGTAAAACCTGACTTCATAATTTCTGTACACTTAAGTGCTCTGACTAGCTCGTAGTCAAGACGCATCTTTTGCTCGTGTTTACGGGCGATACCTTTACAGGTTTCTATCATGCCACCATCTAGTGGGACTGAAAAGTTCAGTTGTACGCCGAAGTTATTGCTTCGTACATACCCTGTGTTATCGTAAGGAATAGTATCGTTGCCCATATAAAAGGGCGAGAATTGCATGGTTGCGCCATTACAACTATTGTTACTTGCAAAGTATTGCCTAGACGGTGCACCAGTGTTCTGAAACTGCACCGCCTGATTGGTCACATTACCTGTAGCTGCTGCTACCGGAGATGATGTATTTTGTACCTTTGGGTCATCATTAGCGTAAGCAGGACTTACTGAGAGAAGACCGATAAGGATGTAGTAGTAGTAACTTGTTCGATTGTTTCTGTTACTAGGCTGTCTTGAATCTTTCCTGCTGCTCTGGTTACAATCTCTAGTTGAAATTGATCTCCTGCAGTATGGACTGAATAAGTTGTAGCAGCATTTGAGATGTCCCCACTTGGGACTACGTTTGTTCCAGACCATGATGTATAAGCACCACCATATACGTTGGTAGCAATGGTTCGGTCAATATCAATGGTGGTAGTTGTTGTTGACTGCATTGAACCTTGCGTAAAGTTAGGGGTCACCTGAGCTGATACTGGACTAGCTAAAAACAATAAAAGTAGTAATCGTTTCATTCTTCTTTCTTTTTAGGATCAGGAGATTTGTTATTAGATTTATTATTGGAAGTAGTTAAACCAAAAGTAGCAAGTGCACCAGTAAACACAGAAGCAACAAACGTTATATCACCACCACTCTGACCTTTTTTAATCATGGGTAGTTCAACATAGTTTAGAGTAATAATAAAACCACTCCAAATAACAACGCCTAGACGAACAAAGGTTCCAAGGATTTGTAGTTCATCTTCTGTATTTTCTTTTACCTTTGCTAAGAAGTTTTTACTGGGTCCGGTTGATTCTTCTTTTTTGTTATTTTGTTCCATGCTTGCTTCATGATTGGTTTCATAAGCATCACTAAGTATTTAAATAGTGATGTAGCAGCAAGGGTGGCAGCTACAGAAATAAATGCTGTAGTTGCTGCAGTAGTCATGATCGTTGTCGTCGGCATCGGGACTTCAATGTCCGTAAATGGGATCTCAATGATCTGAGCTTCAGGTGGTATAGCTGGTTTAGCTAATGTTGGATTGTTTTGTTGTTGTTGTTGACTATCTGTATCTTGTGGCGGAGGATCTATATTAATACCCTCTATCCCTGGTGGCGGTCTAAGTACGTTAGGAGGCACCACAAGCGGCTCATACGACGGTATATCTGCCTGTGGTACCTCTAGTATAGGTATAGGTAATTGGAACGCTTCAGGGAGCAATAGAGAGGGTAGTTTGGGTGGGTTGACCCACTCCATTAATCAGCACCATACAACCCATCAGCACCAAATAAACCACGTTCAATAAAATCAACAGCGGTGTCATCAACTGTATTGTCTGTTGTTGTAGCCATTTTCCGCAGCAGGTCAACAATTAAGCGTTTGACCTTTGGAGATTGGATAAAAGAGAACAGAATTGGACGGATAAGTGTAATCATAATGATTATTAAGTAGTTTTAGTTAATTGAAGCTGTAACTCCTGTAATTACGCTGTCGTCATTAGTAGAAATTACAATACAAGTATCACAATGCTTTTCAAATACAACAGGACTAGTTGTACCTAGACCACCTAAAATTGCATCAAGAAAAGTTGTTAAATTGGCCTTAGCATCTAAATTTGAAGCAGTAAAAGAAAGATTTGCTTCTTCACTACGCTCAACAGTAAAAGTTACTGATACAGTACTAGTAGCTTGATCAAGATTGACAGCCCAAAAACGCCAAAAATTGTCTGAGTTATCTAGGTCATCGTTATATTGGATAACTGCCTCTGGTTTAATGTAGGCACCAGTTTGGTAATTAGGTGTGTATCCAGATTCAACTTGTGAACGTAAAAGTTCATAGTTGTTAGCGATCATTTTATCTCGTCGCTCTTCATAAGTATTAAACTTATTTTTAATTTGTTGGAATTGCAGGCGTGCTGTTTCTTCTGTGTTGTTCATAATTATTAAGCAGGAGTGACGGTGTTACTAGTTGCACTAACAGTGCCTTGCGAGTTTGCAAATTGAGCACTTACAGTAATTGTTGTACCAGCCGATAATTCAACATCTGGTGTATTACCAGAAGGTAGTGTTGCTGGAAATGTAATAGTATTGTCAGCTAGATAACCTAAATTAACAAAACTAGGATCAACTGACGTTAGGTCAGTAACTGTACCTGCACTATTAATAATACCATACATTGTAGATATGTTGCCACCAAAATAATTTACTGTATTTGTTAAAGGTGATCCTGTTGATATGGTTCCATTAATATTAAATAACGTAACATCAGAACCTGAAATGTTTCCAATAAATGCTGTATTACTTCCTTGTCGTACTTTATTACCAGATCTAAAAGAATTGTTAGCCAAATTTGTAGTATCAGTTAAAGTTGCAATGTCAGAATCTTCACAGTAAATAAGTGATCTATAGTACTGTTGGGTAGTACCTTGATAGTTATATCTTCCATGACAAAAAATATAACCACCAGCGCTATGGAAAAATCTAACTCCCCTTGTACTCATCGTATCTAAAAAATCTTTACTGTATTGATTATAACCACCAACTTCAGTTGATCTCCTAAGTGAAGGAGTCCAACTACTTCCGTTATTACTACTCATAAAATACGCATAATAGTAACTTGTATTGCCAGTAACAGCTTGGTTGGTACCTTTAATCATTGCAATTAATCTACCCCTTGAAAATGTAAGCCCTTTAACCTGTTGAACAGACCAACCTGTTGCAGATACATTAATATTGGTATAACTTGCACCGTTATTAGTTGAAACATAGATTGTATCAAGTTGATCCTTACCAAGTTGAACTACAATGTTGTTTCCTGATACTGCTGTTCTTGAATAGTAGTAATCTTGATTGGTTCTCAGTGGTCCGGCTGTTGCTACCCAATGGGAAATTTGTGAGCCATTATTTACACTAAAATCACAAGTATAAAAGTAGTTATCATAACCATTATTATGATAGTGTTTAGCAACCATTGTGATTTTTGAGCCATGTCCAAAGAAACCATCAATCTTGTTGGTGCTAGAAGTTGAATAGTTGGGAAAACTACTCCACTGAAATACTAAATCAGTTGTGGTAACTGTTGCATTACTATCACAAATGTCTCCATTCATAATATGAATAGTAGCCTGAGTGCTGTTACTCTGGCTGCAGTTTACAGAATATGTGTGGTCAGAAGTAAAGCCAAACCCGTACTCACCCTCGGTTGCATCTTGAGCTGAGGTATTACCACCAGTATTTATTTTTTTCCACTTATTATTAGACCCCGATATTGATGTAACATTATTTAAATAGCACCACCTTGGGCCGTTTTGATATTGCAAAATTGTATCACCTTTCCACACGTCAGACCATTTAACCCCTGAGGAACTGTTACCTCCACCGGGTTCTTGATATGAATTTCTATTTGTAGTATGAGTATCATCAATATAATACTCCCCCTCCGTAATTTTTGGAGAATAACTTGCATTGGCAGCATTCGCATCACCAAAGGATGTACCACTGGCAATGCCGTATGTACTTCGGAACATTTTGAACTTCTCGTAGGAACTATAGTCCGTCGGAAAAGTAACAAACGCTGCACCACCAACGGAAGATGATACAAAATGCGACGTCCAAGTATTTCCGTTTGATGAGTTTTGATCCCCGCCTGCATTATTTTGATGTATGAGATTTGTTGAGTTATTTACGTTAGATCCAATATCATCGTTTGATGTAATTCCTGTTACATTTGAAGTTTCAGGAAATGTACTAAAAGTACCATCTAGTTTAACTTTTAGTGCTTTAGTTGTAACAGGTACACCATCAGGATTTAAGTTAGCAACAGCACTAAATGTCTTAGATGTATATCGTGCTCCAGCAGTATTATCTTCAGTAAGAACAAGGCTTCCAACAGTAGCTGGTCCTAAAGTGTTAATCTGGCCTGATGCTGCACTTTCTATATCAAATGTTAGTGGTCCACCAGTATTCGACGGCGATGTATCAGTACCAGTTGTAACGGCACGGATGTAATATCCAGAATCTGCACTCTGGATAGTATATGTGGTTCCTGCTGAACCAATGTCAAACCATCCACTTGTTCCATTGAAGGATCGCTGCCAACGTGTCGCATAGGTATAAGGAGCTGTACCACCAGTTACGGTACCTTCTGTGGCAGTAGCTGTACCACCAACGCCTAAACTAGACAAAGAAATTGTCGTTGCAGTAGATTGTGATAATGTTGTTAAATTAGATTGAACAACAGTCCACTGAAAATGCACACTACCAACTTGAAGAGCACCAGCATATGTAGTGTTATCTGTAGTAGTATTGGGAGTATCAGTATAATTTAATTTAAAGGTGTAGTTACCTGCACTGTTAACAGTACCAACTTCCTGACTTTTAAAGCGGTCAGAAACAACCGCACTATTATCGGTAAAGACAACAAGATCACCAGGATTAGCGTTAGCAATAGTAATTTGTTGTGCTGAATTTAGAGTTCCACCAGCAAACGGAGAAGCACCATTAGTAATTACAAATGGATCAGCAGAAGTACCAGCACCACTTACAAAAGCAGGTGAGGCAGTTACATCAGATGGTGTTGGAGCAGCTTGAGAACTAGAAGAAATGCTAGTTAAAGCAGAACCTTGTTTAACATATAGTTTACCTTCATCAGTAGCAAAGGTAATTTCACCTTCTTGAAGATCAGTTAAGGATCCATTTAAATTGGAATATGTACCTCGCGCTACACGCAGAGGGGTTCGATTAGTAGGTGTAGGCATTAGAATGATCCTCCGTCGAAGGTTGTTGATGTTTGTACAAGTGATGACCCGTTGTTAAAATTACCGCCATCACAAATAGCGATAACGTCTGCATTATCTACAGTCCACTTAGATGTTGCAGTTTTATATCTAAGGACTTGGTTGTTAGCTATAGGTGCTGTACCATTACTCATTTGAGCCGAATATATAGATACAGAGCCACTTGTTGGCACGTTGACGCTCCAGCCGCCTCCAAATTTAACCTGTAGATTACCAATTCCTGTATCGACTATTGGCAATTGAGTTATTGTTGTGGTCCAAGTTACCGCCCAGAATTGGTTAGTACCATGAGAAGTTGTATAATCTATAGTTACACTATCGCCAACTGATAAAGTATTTAAAGCATCTTTAACTTGTGTATCACTAGGACTAAACCATAAATGTGCATATCCGCCAATGTTATTAACATAGTATTCTCCAGATGATATGATTCCAGAAACTCCTACTATATTTAAATAAGTTGGAAGTGTTAAAGTATTACTTGTTGGCGCATAAGCAAAGTCAGTCTGGTTAATAATTGCACCAGCTACATCAGAAAAACTAAGAACACCACTACCATTAGTAGTTAGTGCTTGACCAGTTGTACCAGTATCATTAGGTAGTGTCAGTGTGTAGCTAGCAGCCGCACTATGTGGTGGTCCTTTAATCTTAATCCCATGAGAATTGTTCTCACAGTTAAGAGTAATCTGACCTGAACCATTCGTGCTATCACCAGTTACTACTGGAACATTTCGGGTTAGATAACGTACTTCTGGATCATTTACTGTGTAAGCTGAGTAAGAATAGGTTTTTGAGCTATGTGTGTAGTCAAGCTTAGTTGTAATACCACTTGGTTGAGTTATCGTTGCGTAACTGCCAGGAATACCACTAAGGGTATAAGTATCAGTACCAATAGTCCAAGTGCCATTAGCCAATCCTGTTGAGTTAGTTACTTGATAATAACCATCTGCGGTTGGTATAAGTGCTTCTAAAGCTGTTTTGCTAATTAGACTTGTGTAAAGGACAGAATCAGCAACATCAGATGCCGCTGTATTAGCAATAGTTAGTGCTGAATTAGCAATTGAAATTGCTGAATCAAATCCACCAGAACCATCACTTTGACGGCTGTTGGCAAGAGCATCATTGGCAGTTGCTGTTGTGGAATTGGCGATACTAATGGCAGAGGTGAAACCGCCGGAACCATCACTTTGACGACTATTATTTAACGCAGTATTTGCAGTAGTAACTGCAGTATTTGCATTAGTATTAGCACCATTTGCAGTAATTACCGCTGTTGCAGCATCCTGCGCTGCAGTGTTAGCTGTACTAACTGCAGCCGTAGCGTTTGTATTGGCTGTATTAGCTGTTGATACCGCTGCTGTTGCACTTGTACTAGCACTATTGGCAGTATTAAGTGCAGTATTAGCTTTTGAAATAGCAGTAGTAAATCCACCAGAACCATCTGATTCACGTGAATTGTTTAATGCGGTATTGGCAGTAGCATCAGCAGCGTTCGCCGTTGTAACAGCAGCACTAGCGTTAGTTGATGCAGTGTTAGCTGTATTAACAGCATTAGTAGAGTTTGTGTTAGCAGTGTTAGCAGTAGCTACAGCAGTATTAGAATTAGTTTCAGCTGTGTTAGACGTTGCAACTGCAGCATCCGATTTAGTGTTCGCTGCGTTAGCTGTAGCCACTGCATTGTTAGAGGATGTCTCAGCATTGTTTGCCGTGGTTACAGCACCATTAGCTGTAGTCGTAGCTAGACCAGCTTCAGTATCAGACTCCTGTGTAACGTATAAGTTTTGAGTAAAGTTTTCGTTTAAATCCTCAGCTTTAATGGCGGAGCCAGGAAAGAAAGTAGAACTAAGGGTATCGATAGTAGTATCACGGAAGATACGAATAGCTACATCAGTAGCTGGTGCTGTAGTAAATGACAGCGTTGTAGCGTTAGCAAATGTAAATGCAGTTGTAGCAACTGTGTCAAGTGTTACCTTAACATCAGCTTGTTTCAAATATTCAAATGTAAATGAATAGTTCGTTGTAGAACCATTCCCTGTATATGTAGTTTGTGTTGTTGCCATTAGTAACGATTCGTTGGGATAATTCCTAGTTCGGCATTTCTATCATTCATTTTCTTAAGATTAATACGCTGCTGAATAGCATCTTGCATTTCAAAATCAAGTTCTTCAAATGCTAACTCTTCAGCTTGTTTCTGAGCATCTTTCAGTAAGATATGAATTTGATCATACCTACCAATTGGTAACTCTTTAGAACCAATAAAATTAGGAAAACGTCTTGCTTCTTTTAATTCTTTTATTGTATTACGAACATCTGCAATCTTACTAATCCTATTAATTTCTTGTCTAAAGAAACCACGTTTACCCATCTTAGCGTTTAACTCTGCACGTTCTTCAGCTAGAAGTTCAACACCATTACGTGTTTGAAATGCAGATGATACATCATATTCAATGTCATATAAGAATTGTTCTTCTTTAGACATTGCAGGGTGTACTTTAAGTGGAGAATAAGTATTATAGATACGTTGTAACATATTATACTTATTAGGTGCTTCACCACTAATAGGACTAATAACAGTAGGTAACCTATTAGTTTCATCAATTAAACCCATTATCTGGTTACGATTAGCTAGTTGCTCAATAATATTATTATTTACTTCTTTATAACCACCATCAAGAATACGACCAAATTCATTACGCATCCCAGCTAAAGGACCAAGTGAGTTAATTTGACCAGCTACAAAACGATTAGCTGAAAATTTATTACCACTTAAAGTTTCTACAAGAGGACGTAAAGCAGAGATACCAGCCTGATCTGTTAATGCTGCTGCAAGAACAAAAGTAGACTTTTCAAAGAAATGTTCAGTAGCAGCTTCACCTAGCATGTCGAAGTTATCAGCAATGTTAGCAACCATTGCAACCCAATTACTTAAACCAGGACCAAGCAGTTCATTATACTCAAACCTAGTACCATCAGGACCAACAACAGACCTCATTTTAAAGTTACTATTCTTTTGACGTGCACGATTTAGTTGACGGTCAACTGAACCATCACCTGTTGTACTAAATAAACCATCACCAAATAGCTTATCTTTAATAACACTACCAATAACCATTGTAGTAACAAAACTGGCAATACCTTTTCTACCAAGAGTTTTATTCTTTAGGTCAATAAGAGTGTTTAATTTAGCAGTTTCATCCATTTGATTAACTTTATGACCACGCTTCAGTAGAATCTTGTCTACTAACTCAGGTGATTCCATAAAAGTTTGTACAGGTGTATATGCTAAATCATTAACATCTGCTTGGAATGAACGTAATGGAAAAGGTACATAATCATCAGCTACTCTTACCATATTCATCATCGTTGTTGGAAACGTAAGGAATGGTGTAAGACCAGGTAATGTTCTAAGTAAACCATTTACTTGTTCTGTTAAACCTGTATCTAAGTTAAGAGCAATATCAGCATTGTTATACTTAACAGCCTGATCTACAATAATACCGTTCTTATCAAACATACTATTGTATTCAGTTTCAGCTAGTTCTTTAACTCTTGCTGGTGTTGCTGCTTCTCCTAAACGATCAAGCTCATCCATTGCACGGAAACGTGCTTGTGCATTAGCTAATGTAGCACCAGTCCAACCATCAAAACCTGTAAACAAGTTAGGTGTTAACCTAAATACAGGGTCAGCTGCCATTGCTTGTTGGTCTTCAAATAGTTTAACTAAGTATTTAAAACCATGGTTACCACGCATGGATTCTTCTTCAGCAATAAAACGATATTGGTTTAGTTTTTCTTCTTGTTTCATAACAAGATCAAGACGTGTTTGACCTTTTACAGAGTTAGGGTTTTGTGATGCTTTAGTAAACAACTTACCAGCATAAGGTAATGCTTTCTTTTGTGTATCAAAGACAGCACTGTAAGCCATCCAACCGCGTTGAAGTGATTTTAGATCTTTGTTCATTAATGAACCAGCAAAATAAGCAACAGGTTCAGCAACTAAACCACTTAGGTTACCATACAATGCCTTAGCTGCAGTTGCAGGAGCAGACAATAATGAGTTATAGTAATTACCCCTTACAGCTTGTGCAAGGATATTAGGTGATTCTGGTGTACCATCATAAATAGGACGCCACCTAACAAAAGTATTTAGAATATCGTCATTCATTTTAGCAATAGTATTAATCTTACCATCACTAAGTTCATATAGTTCAAGGAATGAATCTAAGATCTCAGGGCGATTAGCTTGTAAATACTCCCAACTTTCAGTAAACTTCTCACTATCTGACTGAATACTCCTCAAAGCTTGAGGGTAAGACTCACGAATTGATTGTGAAATCTGTTCAGGTGATTTACCAAAGTTTTTAATACGCTCACCAAGGGCTAAGAAACCACGCTTTTTAGTTGCATAGTATTTAGTAGAACCTACAAGTTGTTGTAAGAAAGCAAGATTATCACGGATCTTTTCTTTAGCAGTATCAACAGCAATAGAACCTCTATTAATACGGACACCTTCAGACAAGTCAGCAATCTGTCCAGCCATGGATGTAGCAGTATAAGCCTGTGCTCTAGCTATATCCATATCAGTATAGTCACTGACCATGTTACTAATAGAACGTAGTGCTCCACTGTAACCTTCTTCAGTTAATACATCAACGCCAAACTCATTAGTCTGGATTGATGGACCAAGTAGACGTTTGATGTCATCTACACTAGCAGAAGGGTCAAATAGTTCTACAACTAGATTATCACCTTGTGCTATAACTTCATCAAAACTAATAGCCCAATCAGCTGCATCCATCCTATAACGGTCTGCATCTTTAAGTTGTTTAGTAAGACCTACAGTAATCTCTTCTACACCACCAGGTGTTTCAAGACCATACTTAAGAGCAGGTTCACTGATGAAGTTACCTAGACGACCATACACTGTATCTTTATTAGCAGCAATACGTGCTGCATCAATACTAGCACCAACGATACCAAAGTCATCTACTGTTCGCATACCTGTTTCTCTGAAGTCATACAAATCATGTACACCCTTCATAGGAATGTTAGTATCAGAATTCTTAGACATATTATAATATCCAAGTTCATCTAGATCAGCTTCTTGTTTAGCAACATATTGTGCTAGTGCTTCTTCAGCATCTGCACTCTTAGGAGCAGGTGCATTATCTGCTAGGTACTTAACAGCTTGTTCAGACTCACCTACAATTACAGGTGGAGTCTTATATAGGTTACCAACTTCATCAATAGCTGAACCAAATCGCTTAGCAAAACCTACAAAGGGAATAAGAAAACCTAATGCTAGATCTTCATTAATACTCTTTTGACGTTTTACATCAGGACTGTCATCATCGAGTGTCGCCCAACTATCGGGAATAAAATCCCATTGAGGTGGTAGTGACTTCTTTACCATTCCAGAAAGGTTATCACCTTCTTCGTATGGTTCAGCGACAGAACCAACAGCTAACGCTGAGGCAGCTTCTACACCCCTAGCGCCAATAAACTTCATGAAGGCTGTCTCACCTAGCTTAGAACCAACTCTAGCTTGTGCAGCCTGTCCTGCTGCCATACCTTTACCCTGCAATATAGCAGTAGGTAATACAACAGCAGAAATATCTCTTGTTACTTGTGCTACTTGATCTTCATATTTAGTAGCAGTAGGGATTTGTAAGTTATCTGGTAGCATCATGTTTACTGCATTTGTAACAGTATCAATAATACCTTGACCAGGTGCACTTAAGCGTTCTTTAACTTGTGTATTAGTTTCATCAAGGGGTTGACCAAAGTAACTAAGACGTTGACCGAGCCCCTCAAAGTAACCACCTTCTTCTTCTTGTGTGTCCCCACCCGTGGGTTGAGGTTCTGGTTGCATTGGTGTGGGTTGCACTGCCGTAGCAGGTTGTACTTGTTCAACAGGTTCAGCTTTCTGCTCTTCTCGGGCAGCTAGCCTTTGTTGAATTTCTTCAATCTGTTCATTAGAAAGCTCACGTTCAAGCTCTTCATCTTCAAGTACATAACCCTCACCTAAATTTGCATTTGCTGCAGGATCATTCATTGTTTAGTTGCTGTAATACTTTTCATAACTGCGGTCTATAGGACCGGTATATATTCCACCACCTGCACGCTGTCCTGCATAGTGATAAAAGTTACCCATATCGTTGTATAATTTATCTCCTTGACCCATGTTTTGGCGTTGAGTAGTACCTTTAAAATCAGTTCTACCTTCTAAATCAACTAACATTGATCGAATTTTTCTTTGACCTTCAGGTGAAGATAAGTCTTGTGCTAATACTGGGTCATATGTAGCTTTTCCTTGATAAACTGGTTGATACTGACCAGGTTCTCTAATTAGCTCTGAAATAGGTTTACCTGTTTTTGCAGCTCTATTTAAAATAGAAGCTACTACAGCATATACATCATCTCCTGGACCAGCTTCAGAACCTGCTACAAATGCTAGTTCACTATAATCATTATTTGTCAAACCCTTTAAACCACCTTGAGCAGCTGGTACTTCTTTAGAACGTAAGCGACTGCTGGCTGTGTTATCTTGCATCACAGCACCACGAATTGATTGTGTCTTATTGTTATGCTTATTAAAAATAAGGTTTGATATATCAGGAGCTTTAATCTGTTCAAAAACAGAATTTTTAATAAGTGGTTTGTTTTCACCAGTTGCAGCATTGTTTGCCATCCTTTGTCTATTGAATACTTCAACAAATGAAAAACCATACTTAAGTGCAAACTCACGAATACCAGCACTAAACTCAGGTATCTGTCCAGGTATTGTAGAACTTTTAAATGTTTCATCCATACCTTGTGGCGTATCTAAAATAAATGGAAGGTCTACAGTTCCTGTCCCATCCGACAACATTTTTTTCAGTGCCAAATCATGCATCTCAACATCTTCTTTAGAAACGTCAGGCAGCTCAATATTAGGAAGAGATATTCGACCATTCTCTATTTTTTTATAATATTTACCTTTTAAATTTTCTTTATCTGTAGCTACTTTCCTTTTAACTTCTTCCCATGCAGCTAATGGATTTTCAAAACCAGCATTTTGTTTTGTTTTTAAAAAATCACGTTTTAATTGAGCATGTACTAAAAGAGTTTGAGGACTATTAGGACCATCACCTGTAATGTCTGTTATGTCTCTTGCTGTGGCAATCAAGCCATCAGTAATAGCTTTTTCACTATCTCCATAAACTGAACTCTGTTGACCAGTATAAAGTTCTGAAGCAGCTTTACGGTTTGTATAAGATGAAGCGTTAACATCAGCCTTTGAAAGCGTACCATTTTTAGCTTTTTTTTCTAATTCTACAAGTTCATCTTCATTTGCTTTTGACTGATCAGCTATAATCCGAACAATTATAGGGTGAAGTTTACCATTACCTTCCTCTCTTGCTTGCTGATTTGCTAATTTAATAAATTGAGGAAGGTTTTGTTTAGCAGCTTCAACTAAGTTATCTTGATTTGTAATAGTTGATTGGTTATAATCAACTTGACGTTGACGTTGTGCCTCAGCTACTTTTTTATCTTGATTGGCAATCCATGTAGCTTTATCAGCATTAAATCTTTTTGCCGATCTTTTTCTATAAAGTTCTTTATTATCAGTAGGAACATTACCAATTGCTTCAATTTCTTCTAGACTGTTAGCACCTGTTACTAAACCCGACATCCATTCTTGGGTTTTTTGATAACCTACAGTCTTGGTCATATTATTTTTAGCAATAGTAATCTGAGCTGTAGTACCATTTTTTGCTAAGTCAGTATAACGTTCAACACTATAATCTTTTACATCTTGTTCTTTATTTCTGGTAGCGTTAGCAATCCTAATATCATTTTCGTCATTAAGCTTTATAATAACATCATTAAAATAATCATTGTTAGCAATACCTTTTGTGTGACGCATAAAAGTTTTAACGTCACTTATTGTTTTATTATGAAGTGCTCTTTCTACAGCTGGATCTCTATCAGCACCTAAAAATTCAGGTTCTTTTCGTAGTTGACTCCTACGAGCAGTATAATTTGCTCCAAAAATTCTACCATTTGATTTTCGGTTTTCAACTATATTGAGAGCTTTTTCACCAAGTCTGTTTTCATTTGTTTTATATACTGGTTCATTAGATTCTACAGCTTCTTTGTCAATTCCAGTGCCAGCTTGTAACGCAGCTTGTTCAACAGTATTATTAGCATTTAAAATATTTGAATACTGTTCTGAAGTACCAATATCAGCATTAGTAACCGGTTTTGCTTCCTGTCTTTTCGCTTCTTTTTCTAATTCAGCAGCTTTACGTTTAAGATCCAGTTTCATTGCAGATTCACTGAAATCAACAATACTACTTATAATAGTTTCAGTAGCTTGTTGATCGTATTTAGCCTGCTGCTGATCTCGTGCTGTAATTTGATTAAGAGATGTCTGCTCACGTTGTAAATTAGCTACTTCAATCTCTCTATTTTCTCTAAATCTTCGTTGTGTATATTCATCATTTTCCCTCATTGCTTGGAGGTTAGTCTCACGCTGTTTCATTTCAGCAGCATGATTTTCCTGTAATCCTTTCAACACTGCAGCGTCACGCTTCTCCATTTCAGACAAGCTAGCTTTAGATAATTGAATTGGGTCAAACCCTTTTGATTTTGTAGCTGATCTAAATTGAAGACGTGCCATAAGTTATTAGTTAGTTAGATTTTTTACTATGTATATCAGCTATTAAATGCACCACCAGGTAGTGATGCATCACTTAAAGTACCTGCTGCACTACCAATACCACTAATAAGTGGTGCCCATACACTTTGCTGTGCAGGAGATGGTACAAAACCAGGCATTGCTTTCATTGATTTGATAAACTCTCGTTCAGGTGGTTTCTCAGGTTTAGGATCATAACCACCAAATTCAGGTTCAAGCATCATAGATGCAAAAGTATTAAGGTCAGCATATTTTCTTTGTTGAATAAGTTCATCAATATTACGTTCAGTTTGATCGATAAAACTCTTCATATTAGAATTCATAATTCGACCATTGTACTCAGCTTCACCTTCTGCAGCTTCAATAGTATTAATGATCTTTTCTAAATTAAGACCAACACCAGTAATAGCTAGACTTGTTTCAGCATTTAACTCTGCTAACTGAATACCAGCTTGTTTACGCTTACCAGTTAACTCAGCTTCTAATCCTATAAGAGCACGTTGTAACGTAGCAGCTGATGATTGTTTTGCTTTGAGTCTTGATTTACCAGCTTGACCTACAGCAGCTTTACCTTCTGCTATCAAACCATCTACTAAAGTAGCTTGTTTTTGAAGAGAACCAGCAGTCATCAAAGAATCAATTTGATTTGTAATAGCTGCTGTTCTTAAATTTCTGTTACTTCTAATACCAAGTAGTTTAGTATCTTGTTCCCTAATAGCAAAAGCTTGCTCAGTATAGGCATCTTTTAATGCAGATAAACCACTTTCAGCTTGATACTGATTTTGAAGAAACATGTCTTCAAGTGAAGAAAACTGTGAGTCTAAAGCTTGATTTGCTGCTACTTGATTTAAACCAAATTGACCTGCAGCAATTTGATTACTTTTTTCAAATAGTCTTAGCTGTTGTGCATATGCAAAGTCTTTAAGTTCTTTACCACGTTCCCAATTCTTAATTGAGGTGTCGTAGCTATAATCACGCATTGCATGATAGTTAGCTTGTTCAGCTGCATCACGCTTTTCATTAAATTTGTTAGTCTTTTTAGCTACTTTTTTGTTAAATTTTCTTTGCTTCTTAGCATTCTTTCTAGCCTTAGAATTATTTTTGGATGCTTGACTAGCACCCATAATGCCACCGCCAATTGAAGCGACTGCACTGATGCCAGCTAAAACTCCTGCTATATTCATCTCTAAACCAGAGACGGCTAGCTGTTCATCTAGAAGATGACTACCTTTTGGATTAAACATATTTAAGCCCTCTTATAGAAACGTGGAGAATAGTTACCTTCCCACGTCATTGACACCAACGACACAGGGTATGGAAAATTACTTGTCACTTTTAATTCAAAATTAGTGTTACGTTGGTGGATTGGTATAGTAAAAAGGTGTTCGGATGTAATAGGACTACTATCTGCTACATAAGTATTAGCGTCTGTTACATACTCTACGTTTTTCCACTCATCAGATCCATCTGCTTTTACTTTAAATTGCACTGGACCTGTCCTACCTACAGAGAATTTTACTCTAGAGATAGTTAATGTAGCTGTATAATCAGAGGTATTAGGATCTTTCTTATAGTATAACTTAGGTAGTGTTACTTCAAAGTCATAGTTATAACCTACAACAATACCATCAGCATAGTTAGAATAATCACCTTTAACTTCAAAGTAATGGTAACCAGTACCAATTTCTGTACGTTCTACTGCCTCTAGATAGAAACCAGCATCAGCATCCACTACTGCAGTTGTACCTACATCTGCTGTTGGAACAGTCAGAAGCATCACACCTTTAGTATTTCTGAATGGTGTATAAGGTACATAGATTTTAGTTACTTCATTCGTTGAATCATACACCACCGCATTGACACCTACAGCAGGCTGTACGGGTCTTGTAGCCATGTCTAGGCATGTATTACCAGTAATGGTAGTTGCGGCTGATACAGAGCTTCCTGTGGGGATCTCATCAAGTATGATTCTACCTAATGTATATTCATCTTCTTGTTGTGAAATAATGAATACAGAATCATTAATGATGTCTGCTGTTTGGATACTACCAGGTAGTTGCCATTTTGTCCATGCTTGAAATAGATCTTTCTCTCCAGTATTAAAGTATCTAAATAGATACAAGTAAGATGTAGAGTTATCTACCAGCATAATGATAGAGTTTTGTGGACTAACTGTTAAGCTATCAATACTTTCTGGAATCCATTCAAGTACAACCTTACTAATGTCTACCACTAGTGGACCTTGATCCACATCACGTAGTTGCATAGTAAATAGTTTACTATACCCAGGTACCTTAGTAATAAATGCTGATGTAGAACCAACATCAACAGGTGCTATATCAGAATCCATTTCATAGTTTGAAAGGTCTTTGATAATTGATGTACCAGGTGTTAAGATGTTAGAATCAGAAGCATATACTTGGAACTGTTGTCGTGCACTAAATAGAAGTAGACCTTGTGAAGAAGGTAAAACCTCAGACAATGTAACAGGACGGATACTAGCTACGTTTAAATCAATAGGATCAGTATCAACTTTTGTTGTAGCAGACTTAACAAAGAAGTTAAATGAATCATTTGCTGATCCAAAGAATACATTATCTTCAGATAAGATACCAAATCTATTACTAAAGAAGAAAGTAGATTGGATAGGAAAACCGATAAAAGATGGAATAGGACTTGTTACATCGTCTCCAGTCTTTCTGTCAGTATATGTAAGAGGAGCAAATGTAAATGCAGTAGGACCAGTATTTTCTAGCTGGTGTGGCATGGTAGATGCATTAACACCAGGTGAGGTATTACGTGCTACAGTCTCTTGCCAATAACCCCTACCTCTTTCACCATCAGCTGCTTCAAACTTAACGTAGTAATCATCTTCAGCAGATGAACTATTTAAAATTTGTACATTGTGATTATGAAATGATTCAACAGGAAGTTCAGAAATATTTGTAACTGAATCTTGAAATGCTTCTAGTGCTGTGTTAGTAAGACCACCTTTAGCAGCCAGAGTAAAACCTACTGGTGTACCAGATGGTGTAGTAAAATTAGTTACAACCTGATTACTACCATTAGTACGTTTAATAACAAGACTAGTGCTATAACCTTCTAGGTACCAAGAACCTGCAAAGGCTGCATTATTGGATGAATGTTGCGATTCAATACCAGCTTTAATTGCATCAACAAGATGGTGTGAAGCATTAACATTACTAGAATCATACAACAACATGTCATCATATGTCGTAGTATTCTGAGCTGTAGCTGTAAACTTTACACCTTGAATAGTTGCTGAATATTCATAAGTACCAACAAGTTGTTTTAGATTTAACGTACCTACTGAATTTGATACAAACGTACCAACTGGTTGCATTGCAGTTGTAACAGTCTTATTTGTAATAACTGTAACATCCTGTACACTACGGAAGTGATAATCTTTCTGTGTAGTACCAGTTAGATACGAAGCTGCATTGTTAGTTACAGTACAGAAGGTACCATCAGTTGTAGTCCATACATAAATGTTGGAACCTTTGATAGCACCAACATAAGAACCAGTTGCATCACGTTCAATAAAGAACCAAATAGCACCCTCTAATTCAGCTTTAGTAAATGCAGTACCATTAGCTTTCTTTAATACATTTGTATGTTGCATCCCTGGTCTCTTCAATAGACCAAAGGTAGGATCAGGGTAACCGTTAATGCATTCAGTTACTTGTCCTAATAATTTTTTGTCATCATTTTGGCGAGACACACCACCAAGAAAATTGGGTACTAGTTGTGTTACTGCTGGCATTAGCGCATTAAAGTATGGAACGGCTGGTAGCTTTGATAGAAGTTCTTACCTTTAGGACTACCAAAGAATGTATAGTCTCCTTGGTTACACTCATATTCTAAAGCTGTAGAACGTGTAAGAGCTTCCTTCTGTTGTAGCATTTGGAACTGATTAGGATCACCAATAATTCTGCTAGATACAATCGTAGCAGCTTTAGCAATAATAAATGCTTGGATAGGAGTAGGGATACTAGTCCAATCAAAGTACCAAATAATATCAACGTATAGTGTTTCGTCTGTCCACACAAATGAATGAGCAGTTTTATCGTAAAGTTTGCCTTCACGATTAACACTATCTCTATCCATGTTCTGTGTATAGGAAGCATTCAAATCCATCTGAAGTATATTGTTAGGAATAACTACTTCATTGTTTGAATCTGGTGTAATAGGATAGTCGTATTCTTTATTAAAAGACCATCCTTCTGATTGTATTTCGCGTGACACTTCTCTTAGGGTGTTGAGTGCAATCGCAACGTCCGGGTTGGTTTGTGATTCAACTCTACTTTTAACAATTGATTGTGTCAAGATTTGACTACTAACAGTCTGGGAGATATTGATAGTATAAGTATATGTAACAGGGTCTGTAGCTGGTGATACCTCTACACCTGCAACGGCAATAGATGTACCTACAGCGACATTCGGACCACCAATATAGGTACCGACTGGGATTTCAGCTGTTGTAGTAGTTAGAGTAGTACCGGAAATAGAACCAGTAAATTTAGAAACTTCATTTAATACAAAAGTTTCGTCGCTTGTTAATGTTGTAACAGGAGCCTGACCAACTGACGCCAGGATCTGATTAACAGCTTGTAGCTCAGTGTTGGAGCCAGTAGTAGGGAAGGCCATAATGAGTATTATTCTCAATAAAGAATTAAAAAAAAGGAGCCCCCGAAAGGACTCCCATGTATATAAAAATCAGAATGCAGAAGGAGCAGTAGCACCAACATACAGTTCGACAGCAGCAGCAGGGTTCAGATAATCTGCACCACAGGCAAGCCGCCCGAGCATCACGTCACCTTGGTAAACCACGGATACGTCTCCACTGGTGACTTGCACCTGTGGACCGATTGCTTCGACCATACCGGCTGCTTCCTTCTGGAAGATCAAACCGCAGGACTTAGCGCCGACTTCAGCAGCAGTACCATAATCATTGTTGATACCGGTAGTAGCGTCACCGGCATCTTCCATGGTTTCACCAACGAAAGAACCAGTGTTACCAGGATCGGTTACACCAGTTGTACCGCCGTAAGCAGTACCATAGTTACCCAAGAACGGAATGTTCATGGACTTGTAGATCTTGATACCAGCAATCTCAATGATGCCTTGACCGGACTGCAGAGCAGTGCCCTGAACGTCACGGTTCACCAAACCACTAGTACCAACAAATTGGATCAATTCATAGTATTGACGTGGGTTCAGGACGGCAACACGGCCATCGCTAGAGACACCCTTCTCGTCAAGAGCAGCAGCTGCATCATAGAATGCTGCCTGCAGGTTACTAGCGTTAAATGCATCAGAGTCATTGGTAGTTGCACCAACACGGATCTGTGTACCACCTGGCTCAACATAATTAGTTGCAGAGATAGGTGAAGGTTTACGTGCACCACGTGCAACGGCACGGAATGCAAGACGGTCATACTTCTCTGCCAATGCATAACCGATCTTACGTGAGATCTCGCTACGCAGGTCATAATGAGAAAGTACCTCGTCCAATTCATAGACGAAAGCTGAGCTGATCAACAGGTCATCAACCGTGATCGTCTTCTCAGACACTGGAGGTGCACCATTGGTATCACCCAAAATGCTATTTCCAGGTGTATGAAATTCCGATTTGGTACGGCCTGTGAAGATGAACTGCAATGATTTGCCGTTCTTAAGTGTACGCTTCATGATCAAGTCACGAGCGATTGTGTTATTCTGGAAGCCTTTGAACATCTCGCCACTGAACAACTTAAGGTACAGTGCGCGTTTTTCAGAAGTATTAGCCGCCGCCAGATTATTAGCACCCAGCTGAGTTAGGTTAGCTGGGTTTGTAGAAGATTGAAAAGCCATTTTTTTAAAGAGAGTTATTTTCGACTCTCTGAACGTTCAGAGTTATTTAGTTGTATATGTGTGGTCTGTCCCACCGTCTAGACGGCAAAGGGTATCCGCGTACGGGCCAATGCCAATAGTAAAGAGGGGACTCGAACCCCTCTGTAAGCCTATTTCTTATTTACAGTTTTGTTGTACTTGTTGCCACGATACGTGAGAGTAACAGTCATTGTTAATTCCTCAAATACCTGACCCCCGTTCCATGATCAGGTGGCATGCGTCCTAACGGATGAACGTAAGTACATTATTTACCTCGTGCTTTACCTCGTGCTTTATCGAGATCTTTCTGGCGTTGAGTAGACGCTCTTACAAATGTAGCTACTGGTGCTTTTCCTCTTTTTTCATCACCAAGCCAACCTCGTAGAAAGTTAATTGCTTGATCAGATTTGTTTTTGTTAGGCATAATTATCCAATAGTAGGTGCAGTCAGTGCTACCTGTGTGGTAGACGCTGCTGCTAGATCAAGTGGGAAGTTATGAGCATTACGCTCATGCATTACTTCCATTCCAAGTCCCGCACGGTTAAGAATATCAGCCCAAGTAGGGACAATACGGTTCCCGTTATCGACAATGGATTGATTAAAGTTGAAGCCGTTAAGGTTGAAAGCCATAGTGCTAACACCCAGGCTAGTAAACCAAATGCCAACAACAGGCCATGCAGCCAAGAAAAAGTGGAGGCTACGTGAGTTATTAAATGATGCATATTGAAAGATCAAGCGACCAAAGTAACCATGTGCAGCTACGATGTTATACGTTTCTTCTTCTTGTCCAAACTTATAACCTTGGTTCTGACTAACTTGCTCAGTCGTTTCACGAACAAGCGAAGACGTGACAAGGCTACCGTGCATAGCAGAGAACAAAGACCCACCAAATACGCCGGCAACACCAAGCATGTGAAATGGATGCATAAGAATATTATGCTCCGCTTGGAAGACGAGCATGTAATTAAACGTGCCGGAAATCCCGAGAGGCATTGCATCTGAAAAAGAACCTTGTCCAAATGGATAGACAAGGAAGACTGCAGATGCTGCAGCCACTGGTGCGGAGTATGCGACAAAGATCCAGGGCCTCATCCCTAATCGATAGCTAAGTTCCCATTCGCGTCCCATGTAAGAATAGATGCCAATGAGGAAGTGGAAGACGACCAGTTGGAACGGGCCACCGTTGTAGAGCCATTCGTCAAGCGAAGCAGCTTCCCAAATTGGGTAGAAATGCAATCCGATTGCGTTGGAAGAGGGGACGACGGCCCCACTGATGATGTTGTTTCCGTACAGGAGGGAGCCTGCAACTGGTTCTCTAATTCCATCGATGTCTACAGGGGGTGCGCCAACAAAGGCAATAATAAAACAAGTAGTAGCTGCAAGCAGCGTAGGAATCATCAGGATTCCAAACCAACCGACATACAAACGGTTGTTAGTAGAGGTAACCCAGTTACAAAAGGCTTCCCAGTTATTTAGTTTTTGTGGTCTTGAAAGTACAGCAGTCATTTAAGTAATAGTTCATGGTTGGGTAAGTAAAATTAAGTAAGACCAGTTTAAAGACTTGGCTGTCTAGAGCTAGGGGAGGAATTGCACCTCCCTTATTCTATTTAGCTATTTTTTCTTAGCAGTTTTAGCTGAGCGTTTGAAGTTAGCAGCAGTAGGAGCACCTTTGCTACCAGCTTTCCGCATTGTTTCTCCACTACCTTCTTTGATGCGTTTCCGCTTGGCGTGGATGTTTGCGTAAAGTCCAGGTTTAGCCATTACTTTTTCCTTTTACGTTTGCTTTTACTGTTACCGCATTTCCATTTGCGTAGTGCTAATGCTTTGCGGGTTGGTTTGCCGTTAGGTTTTTTCATTGGTCCTTTAACACCACGCATCCTAGCACAGAAAGACTTCTTACGTTTTCCTCCACCAGGCTGTGGTGCTTTTAAATTAGAACCAGTTTCTCTATTGTATTTTTCACGGCCAGCTTTTGTCAGCCCACCTGAACGGGACTTGTGCTTGCCGATCTTGAGGCTGACATTCTTAGCCATTAGCTACACATTTTTTTCTTAGGTGGACGACCTTTCTTAGTACCGTACGTTCCTTTACCTTGTGGCATTACCAGACTCCAGGGATAAGTTGACCAGTTAGTGCATAAGCACCTAGTGCTGCAATGACACCTAGCATTGCTAGACGACCATTCAGCTTCTCAGCTTTTTCGTTGTGATTCACAGTTACTTCTTCCATGTACATGCGTGGTTCGGTGGGCCAGATCTGTGTATCGTTCATCAGAATGAATACTTCAGACCAGCTTTGGTTCCATAGGAAGTATTAATATCACCAGTCATGAAGGAGACCTCTCCATAAAGAGCTAGGCGCTCGCTAAGAGACGTGGTACCTCCAATCTTACCAGAGAGTTCCAGCTCAGATTCTGCACCATCACTAAGAACGATGGCAGGACCAGCTTGGATATACCAGTTGTTACCTTCGTAACCAACATGATTATCAATAACAGTACCGGCATAATCATTACCAGCATAGCCAGAGTTTGCTTCGACATTTACATATGGACCTGCAAAAGCAGCGGGTGCAGCAGCAAAGACGGCTGCAGGAAGGATAGCAAGAATTTTCATTTGAGTTTATTTAAAAAAGAATAAGTGTGTTTTGTGCGATTACCATGAATGCCCCACCCTAACCAGTAATAAGCAGCATTCATATAGTAAGGGACTGTCTGATGGTTAGTCAGAAATGAGCTAAGGTCATCCCTAAATCTTAGCTCATGTATCATGTAAGCTGTTTGACATTCTATGGAACTAGGATCATCTTTCCGTTTAGTACAGAAAGTACCTAGTCCATCATAACGATGTTTAGATGTCCATTGAATTAAACCATAACCACCATTAAGACACCTATCATAAGGGATGATAGAACCGCCTTCACAGACGTTAGGTTTAAAGGTTGACTCCTGATAGATGTTACCCATAATAACAGCAAGTGCAGTTCGATCTGTTACACCCGCAGAAGTCTGTAGTTGTTCTAGAACGTACTGCTCTTGTACAGTACATTGTGGGCAGTCAATCATTAGAAACCAAGGTCAGAGTTTTCAAGTTTAGTCATAACGTCAGAGCGATATGCAGGATCATTATCATAACGTGGATCATTCATAGCTTGTACAAGTTCTGATTGACTACGGAATACAGCATTAGATTCTGCTGCTCCACGTCCTGTAAGAAGTTGACCTTCGGAACCTACAGCATCTGAATACTTATTAGACAATGCCTGAACAGCAAAGTAGATAGAGTTAGCACTACCAGCTCCCATAACAGAATCATACATTTCAATCTCTTCGTTTGAAAGATTTTGTCCTGCCCATTCCATCATGGAGTCGTAGGCTTTCTCACCACCAACCATTTTATATAGTTGGTCTGCCTGTGCTTCAGTTAGTTGTCCACCAGGGGATTCATCATCGTCGTCATCATCGTCATCATCTTCTGATTCTTGTTCTTCTGGTTCATCAGCTTCAGGTTCTTCCTCACGTGACTCGCCAAGTTTCTTTTGTAGTTCTAGGTAAGCTTGCTCAAGAGACTGTGGGCTATCAAACTTACCTGCTAGCAACTGCTGTTGTTCCCCTTCATTAGCCTCAGCAATAGCTAGAGACTCTTGCTCATCAGCATTTAGTTCTGGCTGATCAGCTGGTGCATCAGTTGATGTTAGTGTTTCACTCATTAGATTTGTGGTGGTTGTTGTTCTTGTTGTTGCATAGCTTGCATTTCAGCTTGCTCACGCTTTTGTTCAACAGCTGCCATCTGTGGTGCTTGTTGTTGTGCAGCCATAGCCTGCTGTTGTTGCATTGCTTCCTGTTGTTCACCTTGTATCTCTTCCATACTCTTCACAAGGTTGAGTACGTCGATACCAGATGCTGCTGCCAAACGTTTGACAACTTCTTCTGGATTAATAAACTGTTGAATAGCTTCTGGACCCATTGTCTGAGCAATAACTTGTAGGAATTGACCAAGACTTTCACGATCCTGACCACGACCAAGTGCATTGATACCAGCAACAATAGTTGGTTTAACAATACCACCTTTAGGTAAGCGTGGGATCTCTCCAGTTTTCTGTGCAACGTTTAGTTTACGATTTAGATATGGTACTAAGAACTCAACAGTAAGCAAACTAAATAGTCCACCAAGTTGTTGCTCTAGTTCCATCTGTGTCATCCTTACTTCTTCTGCTGTAGTCCTTTCAGACTGACGAACATTAAGAATAAGGAATGCTTCACTAAGACGTTGTGATAATGTACCTACCATTTGATAGGCAGTCTGGAAGTCAGCTGTCTTTCCAACCTGTACTACACCAATGTCATCAGGTCTTCCCTGGATGATAGCACCGTTACCTGCCTTAGCAAGTGTCGATGGTTTGGTGGAGGAGCTTGGACTGACAGTGAATACAATCTTAGCAGCTGCTGCGCTGCCTTCAACCAGTGCTTGTGACAGAGCTTCAAGTGACTTTAGATCACCAAGGAACTCTTCTACCCTACCACGTCCGTAGACTTCGCCGTCTACGTGGTTAAAGCGTAGCACAAGCCAGGGGTTAGAGTCAAGAGGAGATTTACTCATTGACTTAGGAAGGATCTGATCGTCTACTTCCTGATGCCACATCCAACGATTGTTATCTAAAACAACGTGTGTATAGATGTCACATTCATCATCGTGACGTGTTGTATTGTCAGATGAATCATTGGGTTGTGGTTCTTTGTAATCTGGATTAAATTTTTTCAGTAATTTTTTCGAGATTGTTTCCTTTGTTACAATTTCAATAACATTACCGTTACCATCTCTGTCTACTACATATCGGTTTAAAGGATAGAGCTTAAGTCCATCCTTACCCATAAAGACAAGAGCATTACCAGCTACTACAAGATGCTTTAGTGCTTGGTGAACGACAACACGATCACTGGAAGCCGCAATGGATTCCATGATAGTACGTTCGATCTTAGCAAACGACAAGTCTAGTTCAGATCTAATCTCTGGTCCTAGTTCTTCAGGTAAGTTAACATCATTAACCTGTAGCTTAAAGAAGCTAGTTTGTGGAGGTAACAATGCAAGCATTAGTTTACTTGCAAGAGTCACCACACCTTTAGCTCCCTGTGATTGCCACGGGGTTGTAAGTTTAACTGAACCTTTAGTATAAACCTCATCATCACGGATGAGATAAGGAAGAGTTAGATCTGCTGCTTGTCTAGCAGTGTTTAGAAACTGTGAACGGTCTGAAGACAATCTGTCATAACGTGTTTTAGCTGTCATTATAATTTAGATGTTTAACGTTCGACCTTTATTTTGAACAGTATTAGGTGCTGTAAATCCTATTGCACTGAATGGTGTAGCAGCTCCTGCTCCTCTACGACGGAAACCAAACGAACCAGGTAGTCTTGATTGAGATGCAGAGTTAAGTTTTAAATCAGCTGTCTGAGTACCACGTGTTTGGTTGCCCAATGTAGTACGTTGTGCTGTATCAAATCCTTCCTGCATTATTTTTAATCTTTCTTTAAAATCAGACGCTTGCTGTTCAGATTGTATTTTCAACTTCTCCAGCATGTCCTGGTAATATTTATCTTGTTCTCCAAATTGAGAGCTAGGATTTTGAGAATAATATCCTTCAATCTGTCTAAGATCATTTGCACTATCAAGAGATTGAATACCAGCAGATCTGGCTCCTTCTACTGCACGGTTGATTTGATTAAGATCATTCTGGCTATCAATATTTTGAATGCCAAGTAAACTAGCAACACGTCTTTGTTCTGCTGTAACGTTCATTTAATTTGCCTCCATATTTAAACGTTCAACATTGAACCAGCAGAAATACCACCCATCAAAGCTTGACGACGACGACGCCTAAATCCGTATGTACCACCTCGTTTCATACCTGGATCGGAACCTAATTTGAACTCAGCTTGTTGACCAGCACGGGCTTCATTACCAATCGTAGTACGTTGAGCTAGTTCAAACTGTCTCCTTTGTTCGTCAGCTTGACGACGGTATTCTTCAGCAGCGGCAACTTGTTCAGCACGCATTGACTCAAGTTCACTTTGATATGATGCAAACCGTTCATCCATCATCTTTCGATAATCAGGCATTTCAAACCTTGGTGCTTCATAAGATTGTTGAGCTATCTGTTCAGCCATCTGTTGTGCAGGTCCAGGTGCTGCTGCTCTTGGTGCAGGTGCCGGTGCAGGTGCAGGTGCTGAGGCTGCTCTAGGTGCAGGTCTAGGACGCGACCTAGGTTTTGGTCTTGGTTTTGGTCTTGACAAACGCTGGCGATCAGATGCTGCTGCGCCACGACTAATTAGAAGTGGTTCATATGTAGGTCTCCGACCAGAAAATCCGCGATCGTTTCTGTGATCTTTGAATTTATCATAATCCTTAGCTGATCTACGGTAATCCCTAATGTTTCTGTTGCGAATCGATCGGAGACTGATACCTCTTTTAGCAGCTTTGCGTCCTTCTTTCTTAGAGATCTTACCATCTCTAATAATCTTCCGCATAAACTTTTTCTTTTTTGCCCTTGCCCTACGTTCCTTTCTTTTAGCCCTTCTTTTATTTCTTTTTCTAGCCATTAGTTTTCCTCCATGTAGCGGATGACCCATTCAACAACACTGCGTTGACCGGCTTGGTACATAATCTTTTCCATTGTATCTTCAGGTGTTGGATTAATGGGTGGAAAGATTTCTTCTAATTGATTTGTTAAACCACGGGCTTGCATACCCACGGTCTCAAGCATACTGGGGGAGATTGACATTACTATGCTCGAAGAAAGACGGCATTCTAGCAGATTTGGTGAAGGAAAGTTCAGGAGCCTTGCCCTGATACATTAAGTTATCACTAGATTGCAGCCAAAATTTTTTATCCAAATTCTTATAGGTAGTATTTATACCTAGTGGTTGCATAACCCAGTTAATAGTTGCTTTACGCAGTTTATCAAGACTTGGTGAAATATCTAGACCAAGTTCTTTACACACAATACTATTAGCCGCGACATGAATCTGTTCGTCTCGTGACACATCGGCACTTACTGTTCGCATTCCAGCGTCACCATTAGCGCGGAAGAATGGTAGAAGAACGAAGAAAATGCTACGCTCGGCCACCATTGCTTTCGTAATCGTGTGATCAGGATGCGAGATCCATGCATCGCGTAACCGTAACGCTTCGGCTTCAGCTTTTTCATCCACCCCGTAAGCATTGGCGATGTAACCAAGAGCCACGTCGTGGTTTTCCTCGTCTTTGACATTTGATAGGAGTAACTCCCGTGCCATGTCTGGAACTTCATTGGCAAGTGCATCAGTGATAAAATCTCCCACAGGTAGTTCCATGTGTCTTAAGGCAAGTGCACGGTGGATTGTCTCCTCCGCACCTTCCTTGCATGTACCAGCAGTTGTCTGTACTGGTGTCCATTTGCGCTTCCGCGCCATTAGTTTTTCGTAAGGGTTCATTCTTGACAATCACATTGAGGTTCATTTAGTAAATCGTTCAGGTAATCATCAACATCAACATCAGCTAGAGCAGCATACGCATCGGTCTTATCCTGAACATCGCCCATTACTTGCAATGAATAATAAAGCGAGGTTTGTGGAGACCTTAGCCACTCTTCAATGAATGATTCATCCATGATAGCCAAATCTGACCACCAGTTATATGAATATCCATGGAGAAGTCCACTGGTTTGGTAGAGAGACATGATGCCATCGGCAACACGTTTATAATTCTCCCATCCTACTTCACTGGCGATTTCTACGTCACCATATGAGTATGTTTGCACTCCAAAAGTGCCTGAGTCTCGGTCTACAGTACGACCAATAGGTGGTGCAATTTCTGGGGTACAAGTAAAGCCATCAGCATCCTGTGAGCGATAGCTACAAGACGCTGTAGGAGCGATAGCAAACGCTCTGACCATATTGTACTCATGTGCAATAAGAGAGGCATCACGGATTCCTGCAGCAAGTTGTTGTACAAGAGAGAATGCAGCAGTAGCTTCTACTTTGTTACTGTTGTACTGCTCTAATGCACGACCAAACTGCTCATAGCTTACGCCATATCGTCGCAGCAGATTGGCAAGACCAAGTACACCGAGACCAACCTGACGATCTGTCTCTGATGGTAGGTACTCACCGCTATCTCCTATACCTGTTTTACCATGCAGTTCACATAGTTCTTTCATACCTTCTGCAAATGCAGTAGGGATTTGATCGAAACTACATGCACCCAGGTTCACGTGTTGTAAAAGACAAGTACCACGACTAGGTAAATATACTTCCAAGCACACATTACCTCGGATACGTTGTGTCCCTTGGTACTTTACTTTGTTTAGCCAAATGTCACCAGCCTTGATACCTTGGATTAGCAAGTCTCGTAGCTCTTGTGACATATCATCCCACCATTCTTGTGTGATGTTAACGCAACGTTTGACCCAAGGTAGTACATCACGTGGTGTTGTGATGAACTCTTTTAGGTCAGCATGTTGAGCGTCAATATGTAAAACTATTGCTCCGTTTTTATATTTTCCGCCCCTTCTGAGAGTTTCGTTAAGAGCCGAATAGATTCGTCCAAATGATACAGGACCACTCGCAACGACGCCAGAGTCTCTCTCGAAGCCTCGTGGGTCAAGTTCTGATAAGTGGATTGCAACGCCAGCGCCATTGCGGAGAGCGTGACTAGCGAACTTCCAGGATGCTTCGATGCCATTGGGACCTTCCATTTGATTTGATACGTTCATAACCGTGCACGACACGGGGAGACGGCCATCTGGATCATCGATCCACGATTGAACACGACCAGTTCTAGAAATTAATTCGCTCATTTTACAAGATCATCGAGATTAGGTGGTTTATAGTTTGGTCCTTTTAACACCTTACCGTCGGACCGTCGGATAGGTTTATTATCTAATCCAAGTTTAGATAGGTTTGATTTATGAACACGGTCTAGTGCTTCTTCTAGATCCCATTCCATGTTTTCTGCATATTGAAAGCAGACATAAACAAGATCAGCTAGTTCCTTAAGTTCATCTACATAACCTTCTTCGGTTGCTGCATACATGAACTCTTTGAACTCTTCAACGATCAAATCCCGTTGCATAGTCCGGCTCCCCGTAGAGTTCGGGATCCCATATGCTGTCCGAAACTGAATTGCTTGATCCGAAAGTGATTGTTTTTGTAGATGTTGTGTTGTCAAGTTCATTCTCAAGATAGTGGATAGCCTTTTTAAGGTCAGACGCTTTCGTGTTAGCATCTTTGTAACCGGCTCGGCAAGTATATTTAATAACATTACCTAGGTGGTAGTTGAGGTTTTGATCTCGGATAAAATCCCAGACTTCTATTGTTCCTCTAGTGTAGTGTGCGGGAGATTCCATTGGGCGAGTAGTTGTCCTACGTTGTTAGTAAGAATAAAGTTAGTTTTTTGTAGTTGCAAAAACAACTCTATCATCTGATCAGGAGGACACCGCTTTAACAGCTCCTCCATTCTTTTCAGTTTAAACTCTTGTTCTAGAGTTATGTCAGTCACTGGCATTGGTGGGAGTCCATAAGATGGGTCTGTTCTCTTTGAAGTCATAATCATCAGCAGTTAGTATCTTAGCTAATCGTGCATTGAGTAGTGCTTCGTCACTTGTAAGACCTTTAGACTCAAAAGCTTTAACAACGCTATCCCAAGTGTAGCCATGTTCAGAAAAAAATTTTACGCTAGTTTTTACGCCGAATCCTGGAGCGCCTGAGTAACCATCTGTGCTGTCACCAGCAAGAGTTTGGATAAGAAACCATTCCCAACCAGATTGTTTGTCTATTGTAAAGGTTTCATCTAGATTGTACAGAGTACCAGGTATTTGTTTCATGTCCTTGTCAGGGGACACAATTACACATTCATCATTTGATGTGGCATGAATACCCATGGCATCATCTGCCTCTAGTTGTGGCATCCTGATAACACGATAGTGATCATGTAATTTGTAGATTACTCGTCTGTATCCACAAGGTTTCTTACGATTTCTGTGACCTTTGTAAGATTTTTCAACCGACTTACGAAAATTAACAGCATCACTAAAGAACAGAATAACATCTGGATCGAAGAAAGCTGATTTAATTTTATTGAGTTCTCTAGTAACATTAGCATATGCTTCACTAAATCTACTGCCGACCATGATTACATCATCACCCCAATCAATGTCATACTCAGCTGATGCACATGCTTTGTAGACAATGTAATCAGCATCGATCAGTAGAGTAGTCATTTACCTTGACCCCTACTCATCTTGCGATCACCTTTAGGTCTTGATAGTTTACCTTGACCTTGGGTTGTTTTTTTCTTAGTAGATTTAATCTCCTGTGCGTTCTTCTTTGAATAAAGCATTAGTGGGTTTCGCTCCAGTTGTTTCCGGTGGTTGCTTCGGCGTCGATTCGACACCTGATGTTGTAGTATTCACCAGCTTCTGTACTGCTAAGTACCAAGGATGAACATAAGTCTGTGGCGTGCTCGGGAGAACACTCGAATTGTAATTCGTCATGAACAAATGCTAGTTGTGAACAGCATAGTTTTAGTTGTTTAATGTTGTGTTGATTGATCAGCATCCAACGCTTTGCCAGGATTGCAGAGTTTCCTTGCAAGCAGTAGTTTAACGCTTTATGCGGGCTATCCACGATAATTTTTCTGTCATCGATAGCTTTGATGTATCCACGTTCTGAAGCTTTTTTAATTGCATCCAGGAGATCACCGAGTCCTTCAATCGCATCAACATATGCTTCTCTAATCTCTTGTCCTTTTTTCTTCGCTGACGAGGATGAAAGAAGTTTGTCATAGCTGTGTCCAATTTTTTCATTACCCGCCCCATAGAGCATCGCATAGGTTACGGTCTTTACTTGTTTACGACTGATACCTATCTTATCAGCATTAACTTGATGGATGTCACCGTTAAGTAAGATGTCAGCATAACGACCGCCATCATACTTAGCTAGGAAATGCGAAAGCATTCTTAACTCGATGCCTGCTAAATCAGCACCGACCATTACTAAACCTGGACTAGCAGTAAATAGCTGTCTAAATCTAGGATCACTCGGAACTTGAGCCAAGTTGGGGTTACGATGAGCTTGCCTAAATGTTGCAGTAGCTACTGAACAATGGTGATGTATCCGACTAGCAGTCGTAGATAGCTTCAGCCATGCGTTCGCGCCTTCGGAGATCATCCCAAGCATTTTCGTTACCGTCAAACATCTCGCAAACTGCATAGCAATCGGAGACCCAATCTCGGTCAGAATAACTTCGTCGATAACTGGTTTCCCAGTAGTTGTCTTCTGCGTTGGAGTCCAACCACAGAATGTTTGCAATATCCATGAGATGTGATCGCGTGATGTTGGATTAAGTTCTTTTAAACGTGTGAATGGAGCGTCTTTGACATAGCCTTGGGTCCGATTATTTCTCTTAGGAGTAAATATTGATCCGGCAACGTAAGGGTGCCTGTCACGTAGTAGTTGATAAGTTTGCTCAAGCTCTCGTCTGAGAGTAGATGCAAGTTCCCATGCAGAGCGTTCATCAAAGTACCATCCATGTAGTTCCTGTCTTGTGAGGATTTGGGCGGACTCATGCTCTAATTTAATCCACTCAGGTATGGTTGAAAATGTTTCCAAAGTTTGTTCGTAACAACAACGTCTTGTATCATGTAATCTTGCATTTCTTGTGACCACTCCTTCCAATCTGTGTCCTTGCTAAATGTACCTTTGTTCTCAGATAGACGATAACCGTAAGCTTCTAGACTATGGCGACCATATAATTTAAGAGGCATGTCCTTCCATACACGTTTCTTATCTATGTCTAAGAGGTTTGGGTGATACAAACGACTGAGCAGAAGAGTATCCAGGCAATCACCAATACGTCTAAACCAGGGGTATAACTTATTAATGATAGCAAGATCGTACCCAATAATGTTATGACCAATAATACACTCAGCGTCCTCCAAATACTGAAGACCTCTAATAATTGGTTCAGTAGCTGCTTTATCTGTTGCATGTTTAAACGCTTGATCATTGTAAACCATTGTTTGCTCAGTTTCTGTATCATAAATACAGAGACAGTGGATCTTGGTAACATCACAGAGTAATCCGTCAGTTTCTAAATCAAAGATCAGCATTACTTACCGTGCCATTTGTATGTCTTATCGACAAACTGTGCTCTAGCAATTGCTTGAGTTGTTGGTGGGTTAGGACGTTTCAATTCAGAAGTCTGTTGAGGGATTGAAGTCTGCTGGTTCTGTTGTTTCATTGAATTTACAGGTAGATAAGTCATAGTTTAATCGACAAGCAACGCCTGTTTCCCCAGAGTAGCGATTTTTGAGAATTCTAACAGTTGTATCAGAGTGTTTAGATCCACTCTGCTGATCTCTTTCGAGTCCAATAACTGCATCGCTAAGTTGAGCGATTGCCGCACTTCCTCTAAGTTGTCCGAGTGTAACACGGGCACCTTCTTCATGATTTTGATCCGATGATGTTCTTTTTAAATGTGAGACTAGAAACAAAGCAATGCCTGTTCGCTCAACTAGTGAGCGGAGACGGGTCATAGTAGTGTCTATCATACGTCGCTCGTCTCCATCTAATCCACTGAGTAGGATTGATAGGTGATCGAGAAAGATAACCTTGGTATCAAGACCTGCAGCAAGGTATTCAATACGATTGTAGATAATATCAGGATCAAAAGATCCAAACCCATCAAACAAAAATAAATCCCAATTGGCAAGCGTTTTCTCATAGGCTTCAGTCAACGTTGAACGATCGTGTTCACCCATGTGCAATGCTTTACCAACAATAGGAGACATAAGTCCTAAAGCAGTACGTCGGTTTGACTCTTCAAGCGCCAAATAACCGACCCTTTCTCCCTTCGATAACAAGTGAGCAGCCAAGTCTCTACAGACGGACGACTTGCCTTGTCCAGATCCTGAAGTAATTGTGACAAGTTCTCCATACCTGATCCCGTGAAGCTTTGCTTGTAATCCTTGAAATGGGTAGTCATGATCAGATGGTGGTGATGGTGTAGTAACTAATTCAAGTAATGATTTACCATCTACAATACCATCGGGACGATATTCTCTACGTTTAAAGAATGCATCATCGATAGCTTTGTAATCATTAGCTTGTAATGCGTCTGAGAGGTCTTTGTAAGCCTCTAGACGGGCTATGAATGCCCTGCCAGGTGGTAACACACTCGCAGCTTCTTCAGCAGCCTTCTGTCCTGGTTCATCAGAATCAAACCAAAGTACAATTTCACCGTAACCTTGGAGGAATTCTAAGTTCTTTTGTATTGCTTTTTTAGCACCAGCTGCACCACTAGGTAGTGAAACAACAGGCCAAGTTGGGAATAGTTCTGCATATGATACGCAGTCTAGTTCTCCCTCTGTAATAATAATACGTTTACCACTGTTACCCCATAAGTATTGGGCGAAGAATGTACCAGGTGAGTCTCCTTCGTAAGTAAACTGTTTGTCCTTTGTTTTAACCTTAGCACCTTTGACAATGCCAGATTGATCGTGATAATAAAACCTTAGCTTATCGCCATCACGATATACCTTGTATTTTTCACAAGTTTGTTGAGAGATTCTCCGTTTCTGCAGCCGTTCAGCTGAGCCTTTAATCTGCACGCGATTTGTATGATGAATGTGGATTGGCTCTTCATCACCTGGAGTATAGAAATGACACACAAAACAATAACCGTGACCATCAGAATAGATACTATTACCATCTGATGAGCCACAATTGTTACATGCCTCATGCCTAATAAACTCAGATGAGCCATTTAAGGGGGATGTTTTTGAATGATGTCCAAAGGATGTCATGTCTATCGCACCACTTTGCATAAGTGGTTTTACTTTTCTTACTAATTTTATTGAATGGAGATTGAAAGACCATGCGTAGATCTAGATCAGGGTTCAGTAGTTTAACTGCCTTGATCTTCCTACGATCTTCAGCTTCCCAGTAGCCTTTACATTCTAGATGTATGCCATTGGGTAAGATAAAGTCAGGGCAATACAAATGCTCAATTACATATGGAATCTTGACGGTTTCGTATTCATACTCAACTCCAAGCTCGACAAGTAAATCAGCAACTTTCTCCTCAAGCCCGGAGCGGAATGCCATCAATCCTCCAGTGCTTTCTCAATAAGCTCATCAACGATCTCATTGACAGCACGTTGCATTTCATATCGGAAGTCATCACGAGATTTCTTCCATTTGGTTACACTGATCTCAGGTAGTTTGACAGTCATGTCGCACCGGTAGAGACCAAGCATATCATCGACAGTAATTTTAGCATCAACCATCAGAAGTCGTCCTCTTCTAGTGTTGCGTCCTTGCTGGGTGTGATATTAGGTTCAGAAGCTTTAAAGCCTTCAGTAGTGCCAAACATAGCTACTACATCTTCTGTACTCATGTCTCCTGTATCTACACCAGCTCCGTTATTGAGAGACACCAGTTGTACACCAACCAGTTTAAGACTCGTGCCATAAGTGACTCCATCACGTAGGATATAGGGTTTCTGATAGAATGCCAACTTGACACGACTACCAGCATACATAGGTGTAGCTTCATCTGTAATCTGTACGCCTTGCGTATCGACAACAGGTGGACGGTTCTCTTCGTTCCAGCTGAACTTGACTTTGTACTGTCCATCAGCTACTTCTTCCCATGGTTCAGGCTTTAGTGTTGAACGCTTAGGGTTCTTTAGTTTACCTTCTGCCCACTTGAGTGACTCAACACGGTCATCTTCAAGGGTATCAGCCATTGACTGATCGACAATAGCAGCTAGTGAATAACCAAACTTACTTGGTTTCAATACAGCTTGGTAGCCTTCAAGGACTACAGGCTGTTCGGTTTTGTGGATGTTTCGGGGCATTAACAGAAAAAATAAGTAGATTCAATCACGGATTCTGGTTCCAGATCTCCAATGATCGGTGGGTCAGTCTCCGCCTCTATTTGAGTAGCGAAGTCTTGTAAGTAATCATGCTCTGCAAATAAATGCATGTATGTTTTTCGTACTATGAAACTGAGTAGCTCCATGTCTGTAGCACGACACAATACAGAGTCATGTATGAGAGCAATAGGTGCATCGAAAGCTAATGCACTGAAATGTAGCAATGAGGCATCAAGTGAATGTATAAGATTTGGTGCTGTTGCGTTCTTGTGGTGTTGCTTGTCAACCTTGTCACTATCTTGTGTAGCAACAGTGAGCCTGCAATCACCCATTAACTGCAATTCAATACGCACTGTTTCTTTCTTCATGAGCTTTTGATTGACAACAAAACCCGATGGAGTAGTCCATGTTAGTTTTGTTTTACCTCTGTCGATTGCATTAGCAACCTCAGATTCAATCCAACTCATGACAGCCATAGGACCAGGTACAACCTCATCCATAGCATTTCTAACAGCGACAACAGTCTTTGTTAAGTCATCTTTCTCAATCTCAATACCTTTCTCTTTTAGTGCGTCCTTGATGTACCCACGGTTTGAGAATGGCTTCGCATTGTAAGGTACGGTCATTACTACTCTTTTGACTACCTTTCTATCCATA